TTTATACAAATGACTAAAAATTAAAAAAAATAGATTATGAAAATATTAGATATTGATGTTAAAGTCATCAAAGACAAACAAAAAATTAAAAGTTTTCAAAAAACTTTTAACACTAATGAACCATTAACTGTTGAACACATTAAAGGTGTTATTAAAAATGAAATGGGATTTCCATTTGAAATAGTAAAAGAAGAATTTTACTGTAAGTCAAATGAATTAAAAAATGAAGATAACGCACCATTTAAATCAGGTAACGAATTTATTTTAACAATTAAGTAATGGAATTTTTTATCAGACAAGGGGCAACTGAACCAATTCTTAAATTAAGATTGGTTGATGACGGTAAAAACGACAAGTCGTCCTTTAATGATATGCTAGAAAATTCAGACATCACATTTGAAATGTTTGATGTTAAAACAGAAGAATATCATATTTTAAATGGTTCTTGTCTATTAACGACAAGAACCAAAAAGTATGACCAAACAACTGACGAATACTACATTACCTATCGTTTTACACAAGAAGGTACGTCAGTTAAAGGTAGATACGAAGGAATTGTAACAGTTCAATTTTTAGATACAAACTCAAACCCAACAACAAAACTCATCCTTCCAATTAAAGAAAAATTATACATTAACGTAGTGTAATTTGTTTTTATCCTTTTAATTTTTTATATTTATTAAGTAACAAGGCAAATTGTGATTTAGGTCACAAGCTAATACGTCACTTTAAAAAAATATAAAATGAAAGAGGTAATATCTCAGGAAGTTATCGAAAGCTTCCTTAACGGTGGTGACCCCGAAGAGTTCATCGTGGGTGTCGAATATGACTACCCATCCAACAAAATCTACAAAATTATTCAAGACCCTGAGCAGGGTAAAATCATTCGAGAAGATTCGTTTACACCATTTATGTGGGTAGGTGATTTATCAGGATTAAATTTCTATGGTAATTCTAAATCTATTCAAAAGAAAAGAATGGGTGAATTCGGTATTCTAATTGAGAAGTTAGAAACTGGTGGTAATGAACGTCTTGAAGCCGGTATGAAATACTTAGTAAAAAGTATTAAAAGTTATACTGACTTAATTTCATTTTTCAGAATGGGGGGATTAAATCCTTGGGATGAAAAATATAGACAATTTTTTACAATACTATCACCCGTAGAACAATATCTAATTCAAAAAAGAAAAAGATTATTCAAAGGAATTGATGACTATGGTGGTGTTCATCGATTTGTATTCGATATTGAGACCACAGGTTTAGACCCTGAAACTTGTAATATCATTTTGATTGGAGTTAAAGATAACCGTGGTTTGAATGAAACGATTCCTGCATTTGGTGAAGATGGTGAAAAGACTTGTATAGAAAGGTTTTTTCATCATATTAGAAATTTGAAACCAACAATCATCGGAGGTTATAACTCAGCGTTTTTCGACTGGCCCTTTATTTTAAAAAGAGCAATGAAACTTGGTGTTGATGTTGAAGGTTTAACACAAATCTTTACATCACAAGGTATGAAAGAGAAAGAAGGGATGTTAAAACTTGCAAATGAAATTGAACCTTATACACAACACGTTATATGGGGTTTTAATATTATTGATATTGCACATTCTGTTCGTAGAGCTCAAGCAATTAACTCAGAGATTAAGTCTTGGGGTTTGAAATATATTACACAATATTTGGAGAAAGAAAAACCTAATCGTGTTTACGTTGATGGTGGTAAAATTTCTAAGATATATCTTGATAATGAAAGTTATTATGTAAATCCTAAGACGGGAAATTATAAACAAATTGGTGACCCCGGTACTGAAGGATTAATGGACAAATATCCCGGCAAATTTGAAATATGGCCGGGTAGAAAAATTGTAGAACAATATCTTGACGATGACTTGTATGAAACTATGATTGTGGATGATTCATTCTCCCAATCAACATTTCTATTGTCTAAATTGGTACCTACAACATATGAAAGAATTGCAACGATGGGTACTGCAACATTATGGAAGATAATAATGTTGGCTTGGTCTTATGAAAATAACTTAGCAGTTCCCGCTAAAGATGAGAAACGTGCGATTACAGGAGGACTTTCTCGTTTATTAAATGTAGGATACTCAAAGAACATTGTTAAGTTTGACTACGCATCACTTTATCCGTCGATTCAACTTGTATATGATGTATTCCCTGAATGTGATATTATGGGTGTACAGAAATCAATGTTAAAGTATTTCCGTAACATTCGTATTAAGTACAAAAGATTGGCGGGAGAACTTGCAAAAACAAATCCCGTAGAGGCGGAAATGTACGACCGTAAACAATTACCAATTAAGATTTTTATTAACGCTTATTTTGGTAGTTTATCCGCACCTCAAGTATTTCCTTGGGGAGATATGAATATGGGTGAAACTATCACTTGTACGGGTCGCCAATGTTTACGTATGATGATTATGTTCTTTATGAAGAAAGGTTATAAACCTCTCGTAATGGATACGGATGGTGTGAACTTTGAAACTCCTGATACAATTAACGAGCACAAGTATATTGGTAAAGGTTTAAATGAGTTAGTGGAAGAAGGTAAAGAATATCAAGGTATTGAAGCGGACACGGCAGAATTTAATGATATCTTTATGAGAAACGAAATGGGTCTTGATATTGACTACACTGCTCCGGCTTGTATTAACGTATCTCGTAAGAACTACATCATTAAATTAATGAAGAAAGGTAAAGAGAAAATTAAATTAACGGGTAACACTATTAAATCTAAAAAATTACAAACGTATATTGTTGAATTTTTAGATGAAGGTTTGAAAATGTTATTGAATGGTGATGGTTTATCTTTCGTTGAATTGTATTATGAATACGTTGAAAAGATTTATAACAAAGAAATCCCATTAGCAAAAATTGCAAACAAATCACGTGTTAAACAATCCGTAGAAGATTATAAAAAACACATCAAGAAGACAACTAAGGCAGGTTCATTAATGTCACGTCAGGCACATATGGAGNTAATTCTTGAAAACGATTATCCTGCCGGACTTGGTGATACTATCTATTACATCAATAATGGTACAAAGAAAACNTCCGGTGATGTTCAGAAGATAAGTAAACCAACCAAGAAACAACAAGAAGAATATCGTGCAAAAAATGGTGTTGATATGCCNAATGATTTTATAGAAATCAATTGTTATATGATTCCTGAAAAAGATATTGTAAATAATCCAAATTTAACAGGTGAATACAATGTTGCGAGATATCTATCAAACTTCAATAAACGTATTGAACCTTTACTTTGTGTATTTAAAAAAGAAATTCGTGAGGATATTTTAATTGAAGACCCAAGTGATAGACAATACTTTACTAAATCTCAATGTGAACTTATTAATGGTCAACCGATAAAAGAAGACGGTCAAGATAAATTTGATGAAGTGATGACATTGTCAGATAGTGAGGTGTTATTTTGGAACAGAGTTGGTCGTGACCCGTTCTTTATGTATGTGGAAAACAGCTTAGAACTTGCAGACCCATATTGGGTAGACCACAATAGGAAAGTAGTTTCTCTACAAGCGGAAAGTATTAAGAGTAACGAAGATGAAATTATCGAAACCAATGGAAACGACTTTGCTTTACACGCAGTTGAAAGTTAAATTACATTAAACGGAGAAGGCATTGGTCTATATTTTAATGCCTTATTAAGATTTTCCGCCTCGGCTCCTTTTCTCTCGAGAAGTTTGTCGGGGCGAAGTCTTTCTAATCTAGCCGCCAACTCTTCAACAAGTTTTAATCTTTCGTCTTTACCCTCGGTAAGTAAAGAACTATAATCTAATTTAATTGTACTATCAGGAACCTGTAAGTCACCTGAGAATTTACCCCAAATACGACCTAAACCTTCTTTAGCATATCCGATTAGGTATTTTCTAACCCAGTTTTGTGCGGGTTTATTTAATCTATCCCAAGTCAATTGTTCAGTTTCAACGTCTGATGGTAACTTAATAACATCTGCGTTTTGTTCTAAACAAGTATCTCTGTCCATTGTATCATAATACCAATACCAAACTCTGAAATTTGCGTTCTTTATAGAACCAAAATCAAATTTTCCACCCGGTACGTTCATTAAGTGTACAATTTTAGTACCATTAGGACCCGCAGTTATTCTATATGTTAATTCACCACCAATAAGACGATTTTTTAAGTTCCTGTCTTGCATTCTCAATAATAAATCAAATGCTGGTAACATAAAGTAAGAACCTGATGTACCAATTTGTGCAAAACCACCCACACCACCGAAACCTACACCACCAAGTCCACCAAAACCACCTAAGAAAGGGTCTACGATAGAATCGGTAAGTTCAGCTCTTGTGAACCATAAAAGTTCATTTATTTCACGACCCGCGGGAATCACATATGTTTGAGTACCTCCTGATAATGTGATGTAATCTTTTTTCAGTTCGTGAGGTCCATTAGCTTGAAGACCTACAATCTTTGAATATGAGTAGGTATATTGGGTTTCATAGTCTAAACTTCTTGTTGTAAAGGCTCGAGTTAAAGATTGTGTATCAACGTCTAACCCCGCCAAAGCTGACCACTGAGATTCAATTAACCAATCAGACACATATTGTTCGTATTCTGAAATTGAAAACTCAATAAAGGTGTCCATTTGTTCTTCGGTTAATTCAATACCTCTAACAGGCATACCTAATAAATGGAATACTTGAGAGTATAGTTTTTCTTTTTCTGGTTGTGATATAACAGTAGTAGCCATATTTGTTTTATTTCTATAAATAGTTTATATTTTAGAATATGAATATAAATTCAACTCAAAAATTAGATTATAGTTTCTTTCAAAACCTTTACGAGGAAGGTAAAACGGGGTGGAAGGGACTTTACTTTGAGGAAGCTCAAAGATGTTTTGAGTCCGCATTTTCTAAAATTAATAGATGGGGGTGGTTTGAAAAAGAAGAAAGGTATGGTATATTAAGTGAAGACGGAAAATGGGACGCTTTAAATAGATTCAACACACACCCGAATTTATATCGGTTTGTTTATGAAGAATGTATAAACTCAAACCCAAATTGTTTTACTGATTTTGGTAACCCAATTTATCACGAGAAAAATATAAAAGTGATGTGGGAGTTTTTAATGGAAAATTTTGATTTGTACTTCACAAAAAACATAACACCAAAATATTACAATAAAATATATTATCTATTAAATAAATCTTGGCAAACAGGTAATATAACAACAATCATTGCAGTATCTCACTTGAAAAATGCGTTTCCGAATATTACTGAGATGAAATACGGATTTGAAGCTGGTGATAAATCAGATATGATGGGAGTGGATATTGAAATTAAGTTAGATAATGATGAAATAAAAAAATTTCAAGTTAAGAGTGGTAGATATACTGATAAAAGTTATGGTGGTATCTATTACGTTAATGGTTCTGCGAATGATTTGAGTTATAAAAATTGTGATTACTACATTTATGGTCAACCTAAGTGGCAAGACACATTATCACAAGTAATAATTTTTAAAAATAGTCCTGATTTAAAAAAGAAAGATAAAAAGACATTACTCGTACCTCAAAAAAATATTATATATAAAACACAACAATTTATGTCAATACCTGAAAATTTATCTAAACTAATGGAGATATGTGGTAAAAACGATATCGAGTTTAGAATATTAAAAGAAGAGGAGGAAAGTTCAGTTTCATTTAACGAAGAAGAACAAATACTAACAGTTAAATTTATTGGTCCTGATGATTCTACTTTATTAAGTAAGATTCAGAACACAATAAAAACATTAGAAGAGAGATTTAAGTAAGTCCTTACTGAATGTTTCTGAGTATTCTCCGTCACCCATCACTTGGTCGATGATACCTTTTTTCTTCTGTAATATATTGTAAACAATCTTCTCAATAGTGTTCTCAAATATTGGATAATATACGAGGACACTATTTTTTTGCCCGTATCTATATGCTCTATCTTCTGCTTGACTATGATGTGCAGGGACAAATGACAAATCATTCATAATTACAACTTCAGCCGCGGTTAATGTAATACCAACACCACCGGCAACAATGTTAGATATGAATACTTTTACCTTATCATTGTTTTGAAATTTATCTACCGATTCTTGTTTACGTTCTTTAGACATACGACCATCGAGAGTAACCGAATTCTTTTTGTATTTTTCGTGAATTAATTCTAATGATGATGTAAAATTGGTAAATACAATTACTTTCTTCCCTTGTTCAAGACATTTGTCAATAAGTTCACAAGTGTACGATACTTTTTCAATTGCAATCAATTGACGAATCTTCATTAAACGATTTAGGGTAACAGTAATACTTTCATTTTCTTTGTTGTCTTTACTGATTCTCATAAACTCCTCTAACTCATCGTCATAGAATGTATTTTTCAATTCTAAATAAACAGGGGTTACTATTTTTTCAGGTAAATCGAGAATGTCAGTTTTCATTCTTCTTAAAACTAAACTTTTAGTTCTTTCCCTTAGTTCATCTAAATTAGATGCTCCACTAGTGTTCCAAACCTTTCTATTACCAACTCTAAATTGATATCCCGCACAATATCTACGAACATATGATTGCCAATTGAGTGTTAATGGTGATTCAACAATTTTTAATAGATTAAAATAGTTAATAGGTCTCGATGTCATCGGAGTTCCTGTAAGTAACCAAACTTTTGGTATTTTTTCTAATACGTCATTTAATAATCTTGTCCTTTGAGCAGTATTGTTAGATATGTAATGAGCTTCATCTACAATCGCCAAATCAAATCCTGCGTTTACCAATAATTTATAATCTTCACTATCTTCGCTATTGTCTGTGGTATGGAAGTTCTTTAATATATCATAATTTATAATATAATAATCAAAAGTAGAACCCCACTTACGACCTTCAATTAGTAAGATTCTTCTGTCTGTATAATTTTCAATTTCTCTTTGCCAGTTAATTTTGAGGGACGCCGGACAAACTATCAGAATTTTTCTGGCATTACTTTCTAAAGACGCAATAACCGCGGACGTAGTCTTCCCAAGACCCATATCATCCGCTAAAATAAATTTATCGTTTGCTAATAATTTCTCGATGGCAACTTTTTGATGTTCCATCGGAGCTCTCTTACTATAGGGACTGTAGTCAATTACTCTATTGAGTTTCTTTTCTTCTTGTAAGATTGCGGCTTTAGGTACCCACATTGCTTGTAGTTTATCCGAATCTAAAACCTTACCCCAAATGTGGTATGCTTTGTCTGTTTCGCAAAGTAATTTCTCGACCCATATTTTTTGTGGGACTGAAACCAAAAATCTTTGCTCCATTATCTTCTCGCCGAACGATTCAACTATTGAAACGTATTTTTTTGCCACCTTTGGTGTAATTGAGTGATATTTTAAAACATAATCAGCCTGTGGCCTTGTAAAACTAAACCCCTTTGCAGTTTGGGATTTAATTTTCCATTCCAATAATTGATTATTGGAACCATCATAATTTTCTAATATTTCTCTTGCCTCTATCTCAGGAATTTTTCTTTCCATATTAAAATATAACAAAATGGATTGTATTATTAAACTATTTATACGTATATGGAAAATAAATTACCCATAAACAGATTATCTAAATTCTTCTCAACAGACGACTTTGACCTCCATATTCAAATGGGTCAGGAGTATCTACACGGAGATTTAAATATGAAATTGGTTCTATATAGAGTAGATAGAGCCAAAACAGATAAGGACGCAGTTTATGCAGAAGTGGGTAAGGATGAGATAAAATATTTCCCCCCTATTGAATTTAATGCGTTAGTTAAAATTGATGAACCTAAAAATAGTTCTTATAAGAATGGAACTCTTAGGTATTTGGAGCCTGGTAATTTACTAATCCAAGTGTATATAAAACACTTAGAAGAATTGAAGATAGATGTTAGATATGGTGATTATATCGCGTATCCCGAATCGGAAGGTCGAGTTAGATATTATAATGTTATTAATGACGGAAAAGTAACATCTGACAATAAACACAATCATTTTGGGTTCAAACCATATTATAGAACAATAACTTGTGCACCTGTTCAGGAAGGTGAATTTAGAGGAGTTTAATTATGCCATTACCAAAAAGAAAAAATAACATATCCATCTACGGACAAAAGGAACTGACAGAAAGGAGACAAGAGTTGTTGGATAGAATAACCAAGTCTGACACTTATCTTCCTGATTCCATTTTACACGATGACCTCGACTTGGGTATGCTTGAATTTATTAAAGATAATTTCAAAGTTGTTTCTGATGGTACAAAAATTCCTATCATTGATAAGATTTTAACAATACAGAGGTGGGGTGAGATTTTAAATAATTGGGAGTTTTCTGATGATGACGGGAATATGAAGATTCCATTCATTGCNATTATTCGTAGACCTGATGTTCAGCCAGGTACAAACCCTGTCGTTCAAAGAACTATACCCGATAGACGTACATTCTATTANGCTTCTGTCCCAACTTGGAATGGAACACAAATGGGAGCNGATGTATATAAAATACCACAACCTGTTGCTATTGATATTAGTTATGAAGTGGTAATTTTATGTAACAAGTTTAGAGACCTTAATAGATTTAATAAGGTAGTTCTTCAAAAGTTCTCATCAAGACAGGCGTATACAACAGTTAAAGGTCACTATATTCCTATTATATTAGATAAAAATGGTGACAACTCTCCGATTGATAATATGGATGGTCGTAAATACTATATGCAAACTTACGATTTTACTATGTTAGGGTTTTTAATCGATTCGGAAGAATTTGAAGTGAAACCCGCAGTTAGTAGAATGTTTTTACTTACTGAGTTTATAGGTACAAAACCATTTGAAAAGAAATTCTTTAATAAATCTATTGAAACAACGACCGTAAAATTTATTGCGGATGGAATGCAAACCACATTTAGTGTGGGAGAGTCTATCGGATTTTTATTTTCAGTTGCAATTAATGGATTAGTTCAGGAAAGGGATGTTGATTATTTCCATATTGCAGGTACATCCAAAATAACATTTGTAGAACCCCCAATGGAAGGTTGGGAAATCACGGTTTCATACTATGCAGGTAGAAATAGTGTCTTTATCGACAGTTATGGTAAACCTTTGTTTTTGGAATCTGAATATTTTGTGTACGATGGTAGTACATTAACGTTTACACTCCTAAATAAAATAGATAGTATCATTAATGTTACAATTAATGGTCTTATAGATGAGGAAGGTGCGGGTTTTGCGGTTTCAGGTGATAATGAGATAACTTTACTTTCGTCTCCTGTTTTAGGTTCCAATATTGGTATTACCTATATACGTTAATCTTCCCCGTATAAATCCTTCTTTTTAGGTTTACAAAATTCATCAATCCACTTTTCTAAAACTTTGTAGATTTTTAAACCATTTTTCTCACAATATTTTTTTAACATTTCGTGATGTTTTTCACTGATTTTTACATTTTTTGATTTGTTTTCCATACTAAAGATATATTAAGATATAAAAAGATAAATAACTATCTTTTTTGAAAAAAGTACGGAAATCTTTGCTAAAAACAAAGATATTTATTGAATAAGTAATAAATTATTTTAACCAAACAACAATCAATGGCAAATTCAAACAAAGTATTCGTATCTCCGGGTGTGTACACATCAGAGAAGGATTTAACATTTGTTGCACAGAGTGTCGGAGTAACAACATTGGGTTTAGCAGGTGAAACCTTGAAAGGTCCTGCAGAAGAACCCGTTTTGATTACCAATTTTGACGAATTCAAAACTTATTTCGGCCCAACATCTCCAGAAAAATTTGGGAATGGGAATCCGAAATACGAATTGGCATATGTAGCAAAGGCTTATTTACAAGAATCAAATCAACTATTCGTAACAAGAGTACTTGGACTTACGGGTTATAAACCCAATAAAACATTTGGTATCAAAACTATNGCAGGTGTAACCTTCGATTCAGATTCAACTCCTGTTGAAACTACTGGTACTTTAATTCCTACCGTTACAGGTGTGACAGGAAGTACATTCTTCTCTCACTTATCAGGAAAAACTGCAACAACAGGAGATAGTGTTACTGATTTCATCGTAGANGGAGTGTATTCTAATAATGAGTGGTTTACAATTGGTTTGGTACCTGAAGATGACACCGCTTTATTATCTGGTGACCAAATTGCAGGACCTATCGGTTCATACACTAACCAAAATTGGTATAACTATTTCTACACAACTAGTGGTGGTGGAACTGTGAACGGTTTATATTCATATTTGTTTGTATACTCAGGAGCAGCATCAACTTTTGTTGTGACAAGATACAATTACACAGGTGCAACCACAAATAATTTTGGTGACATTACCGTAGCGGCATTAAGACCAAGAGGTTCTTATTCAACTGAAGTGTTGAATTTAGAAACAACAGCAAATTCTGCTTTCATTGTTACATCAGATACGTTAACAACCAATCCACTGAGTGAATTCACAATTAACGTTACAGGTGCTACAAGTGGAGCTAAAGAGTTTACTTGTTCATTAGATACAACATCATCAAAATACATTACTAAGGTAATTGGATTGGATGTGTTCGATAAAAAAGCAGACGAAATTCCTGTTTATGTTCACGAAGTATACCCTACTTTAATTAAGAAGTTATGGGAAAGAGGTGAAATACGTGGTTTAAGTCTTTCTGAGGTATATCATTCAGTTGGTGAAGATTTCTTAACTGATTGGGATACACCGGCATCACCAATGGTGGTTTCTGAAGTTCGTGGTGGTAAGGTATCTGATTTATTCCAAGTGTTTACCGTATCAGATGGTAACTCAGCAAATACTGAAGTTAAAATTACTATTCTAAATGTGGACTTAGATTCTACTGAATTTGATGTACTTGTTCGTGATTTCTACGATACTGACGATAATATGGTAGTATTGGAGAAATTTACAAGATGTACTATGGATTCAACTTTACCTGGTTACGTAGCGAGAAAAATTGGTACTGTAGATGGTGAATATGAATTACGTTCAAAGTATATTATGTTAACAATGGCGGAAGAACATCCTGAAGATGCAATTCCTGCAGGATTTAAAGGTTTTGTTACTGATTCATTATCAGGAACTACCTTGGGTGATGTTAAATACAAAACATCATTCTTGGAAGCTGGCGAGGCGACAGGAACATTCACTACTTCAGGAGAACCTGTTTTAGCCGCACAAGCTGACAAATTCAAAAAAGTATCATTAGGTATCTCATCTCAAATAGGTCTTGATACCGATTTATTAAAATATAAGGGTAAAAATCCTGACAAAGTAACCGTAGGATTCCACTTATCAACAAACGCATCAAGTATTACAGGTAATACAATTACAGGTAAAGCATTTGAATGTACTCCATATGATTTGGAAGGTGTAACTAAGGGTAAGTTAGAATCTATTAACTTCCGTAAGTTTACTTTCGCAGTATGTGGTGGTTTTGATGGTTGGGATATCTACAGAAGTTCAAGAACTAACACTGACGGATATGTTTTTGGTAAAAGAACATATGTAAGTGGACATACAACTAACAATGGTGTGTTTAGTTCAACAGTAGGTAACTCAGACTATTACGCTTACTTAAGAGGTATTGAATCGTACTCAAACCCTGAGGCTGTAGATATTAACATATTTGCAACACCTGGTATTAACTTTAAGGACCACAATTCTTTGGTTACACAGGCAATTGATATAGTTGAAAACGATAGAGCTGACTCTCTTTATATTATAAACGCACCAAATGTATCAACTTCAGACGAAATTGTTGATGATTTGGATATGGCGAATTTGGATACTAACTATTCAGCAACCTATTGGCCTTGGATTCAAGTTAGAGATAACGATAACTCTACTCAACTTTGGTTACCACCAACAGGAGAAGTAGTGAAGAACATCGCTTTAACTGACAACGTATCTTATCCTTGGTTCGCAGTAGCAGGTTATTCAAGAGGTTTGGTAAACTCTATCAAAGCATATAAGAAGTTAACTCTTGATGAAAGAGATACATTATATAAGAACAGAATTAACCCAATTGCAACTTTCTCTGACACTGGTACTATTATTTGGGGTAACAAAACCCTTCAGGTTAGAGAATCTGCACTTGATAGAATTAACGTAAGAAGATTATTATTAAGAGCAAGAAAGTTAATTTCAGCAGTTGCTGTAAGATTGTTGTTCGAACAAAACGATGAACAAGTAAGACAAGAGTTCTTAAGGTTGGTAAATCCAATTTTAGAAGCAATTAAAAAGGAAAGAGGTTTATATGACTTCCGTGTAACAGTATCAAATGACCCAGAGGATATTGATGCAAATACACTTAGAGGTAAAATTTACATCAAACCTACTCGCTCACTTGAATTTATCGATGTTGAATTCATTATTACACCAACAGGTGCTTCGTTTGAAAACATCTAATCTAAAAGGAGAATAAAATGAGAAAGGGACCGAAAGGTCCCTTCTCTATTTATAAAGACATCCACAAGGGATGGTTTAGATGTTCCACGGGGAACCAAAATTTATAAAATTAATACCATTTTATTTTACCCAGTATTATACTAGTATATTCTAGTACTAGTTTTCTAGTATTTATTATTAATATTATTCATTCTAGTTCTTTTATCTGGTGCTCTAGGAAAAAATACGAAAAAAAAATGAGAAAAACAAGCTTGACACAATAATAAACCTAAAAAAATTATTTTCCGATTTCAACATATTTATAGGAAAGTAATAATTAAAAACTTAACAAATACAAAATGGCAGATTTATTAATGAAAATGCCGGTTCCTTATGAACCGAAAAGACAAAACCGATTCATTTTAAGATTCCCTTCATCATTGGGTATCAATGAATGGTACGTAACATCAGCGTCTAGACCTAAGGCTACGATTGCTGAAACAGAAATTCCGTTTTTAAATACATCAACATACGTTGCGGGTAGATTCAAATGGGAATCTATTACAGTTAAATTTAAAGACCCAATTGGTCCATCAGCCGCTCAAGCATTAATGGAGTGGTTCCGTTTACACGCGGAATCAGTAACAGGTCGTATGGGATATGCTGCTGGTTATAAAAAAGATATTGAACTTGAAATGTTAGACCCAACAGGAGTTGTGGTTGAGAAATGGATTCTTCAAGGTACATTCTTATCAGGTTTGGATTTTGGTACATTAGACTATAGCCAAGATGCGTTAGCTGATATCACTGCAACGATGAGAATGGATAGATGTATCCTTGTATACTAATATTCCAAATAAACATATAATCTGTCTTAAAGGGGTCGATTTCGGCTCCTTTATTTTTTGCCTAAACTTTACTTTATTGTAGTTATTGTATAATATTAATACTATGGAAGAATTAAGAATTGACCCAACTATTGCGTACGACGTTGTGGAGTTACCAAGTAAAGGTATTTACTACTCAACACAAAAAAAATCATTAAGAATTGCTTATTTAACAGCGGCAGATGAAAATATTTTAGCCTCACCAAATTTAATTCAAACAAATTCTTTGGTTACTGAATTATTGAAAAGAAAAATCTTAGATAAGGATTTTGATGTTGATGATATGGTCGAGGAGGATAGACAAGCGGTATTAATTTTTTTAAGAAATACAGCATTTGGTTCTGAATATAAAATGATTGTAACAGACCCAAAAACAGATAAGGAATTTACTTTTATGGCGGATTTATCGACACTTAAAATCAAAGATTTTAAATTAGAACCCGACAGTAATGGTGAATACAAGTATCTAATGAAAAAATCTAATGTTGATATTACCTTCAAATTTTTAACTAAGAAAAATGAATTAGAAATCGATAAAATAAGGGATAGTTGGAATGGAAATGGTGTTGCACCAATTATAACAAAACAACTTGAATTTATGATTAAATCGGTTGCAGGTAACAAAGACCCTATGAATATAAGAAATTTCATTGAAAGGTTACCAATCAAAGATTCTCAAGATTTTAGAAAATACATTTCTGAAAATAAACCGGCATTAGACTTAACACAAAAAATTATGACCCCTTCAGGAGAAGAAATCCAAGTTGAAATTGGGTTTGGGGTAGAATTTTTTCGCCCTTTCTACGGAATATAGGAAAGGAATGCTCGATGAGATTCTCTATCTCGTCAGAAGAGGTTTTTCATACAATGACATATTAACTATGCCTGTTTATGTAAGAAGATATTATATCAATTACATAATGGAAATAGAAAGTCCGAATTAATCTATTTATAGGTATGGCGAATATGGTTGATTATAGTAAATTCCCAAGTAACTTAGATTGGGCCTCATTCCAAATTGAATACCAAAAATCATTTTCAAAAGCGAATGGAGGTAAAACATTGGACCTTAACGATAAAAACGTTATGGAACAGATGAAAAGTGCGTTCGCAGGATACCAATCAACCGCCCCAAGTGCGGGTACAACTACAACAAAAACAACTAGTACAGGAGGAGGTATTGTAGGTGGAATAGTTGCGGGTATGAAAGGAATGGGTATCGACCAATCAAATAGAGGTTTCGACACAGGAGAACGAATAGGGCTTGAAGGTGTTTTGGGTACTGTAATCGATACTAATACCGGAAAATTAAAATCATTTTCAGAGATTATAGACAGTATTAAATCTGGAATTGGTGATGGTATTGTTCTACAACTTAAACAACAATCACAACTCCAAGCCAAAATTAATACTGAAACAGGACTAACAGGAGAATTATCCGAAAGTCTTAGAAGTTCAATTACCGAAGCATATCCCGCGGCGGTAAGATTGGGTTATTCATTTGAAGATATTTCCTCAGCAATATCAAGTATGACCGCGGAATTAGGAAGATTTAGACTTCTTAATGAAGAAACTATGACCGATGTTGCAATGACAAGTAGAGTTTACTTTGACTCTATGGAAGAAGGTGGCCGAGCGGCGAACGCGTTTCAAGACGTTTCAGTCGGAGCTAGAGATGCAATGTTAACAATACAAAAGGCGGGAAAAGCATCGTTAGAATTAGGTTTAAACTCAAAAACAACATCAAAAGATTTAGTTGCTAATATTGGTAAGTTAAACGAATATGGATTTAACAAGGGAATTGATGGTTTAAATCAAATGGTTCAAAAATCAGTATCTCTTAGAATGAATATGCAAAGTGTATTCACAATCGCAGAAAAAGTTATGGACCCAGAAGGTGCNCTATCAATGGCNGCNGGATTACAAGCAATTGGTGGAGCATTTGGAACATTTAGTGACCCTATAAAAATGATGTATGATGCAACAAATAATGTTGAAGACTTACAAAATTCATTAAT